ATGGCAACAGGAGCACCTGAAGGAAGGTAGATATACTTTACATATGGGACATATCGACAAAAAAATTCAGGAAATTGTTAAAGAGATCATTGCCAAAGAGTTTGAAGAACAAACACTTCAAACTAAAGTAAACGAAGTCCAGGCCGAAGTTTCGATAGCCACTTAAGCGCTATCAAAAAATCATACAAATCTGTAGGGATACCTTGCGCTAAATGAAAATTTACGTTATAGATTAATTACTATACAATTAATAGAGCGTAGACGCGTATAGTCGACGGCCTAGAGACTACGTTCGCAAACTAGGAGGATTATAATTATGGCAACAACAACATTTAATGGAACAGTCCGTTCAGACGGTGACATTAAGGCAACAACTAAAAATACAACTACTGGAGCTTTTGTTGACTATGCAGTTATTAAAGCTGCTGGTGGTATGGAAATAGAAAAAGTTGCGAGTACTGGAAACAACATTGTAGCAGCAGGCACTTCAACTGGTACTAACAATGCAAGTTTAGGTACAGCAGCTACTATTTTCAAAGTAACACCTAATGATCATGGATCAGGAATTGCTGATGATGCAATTAATACATTCGTGAATAAAATAGGTGGGTTAATTTACACAACTATTCTAATTGACCTTCATGGTGGATTAGCTAGTGGTGGAGCAGCTAATGATATTATTGGTACTGATGGTGGAGCAGCTAATGCTTACATTGCAGAACTAACAACTGGAGTTAATGGAATTCCTTTTGAAATAGAATTTGCATGCTTAGAAGTACCAACAGGTGGAGATCCAGATATTAATCTAGATTGTTCAGCTACAGCTACTGACGCAGAAAATGCAGCAGTTACTAGTGGAACACAACTTTTTAATAATGGTGACTTAACTTTAGGTTTTTATGCTTCTGCTGATGGTGGAGCAACACTTGCAGCATTAACTAAGAAATATCTTTACTTGACTACTGGGGATGCTACTGAAGCAGCTTACACAGCAGGTAAATTAGTTATTAAAATCACTGGCGCAGCTTTTGATTATAATAATGGCTAATAAATAATAAACTCGGGAGTGGGGTGTAATGGCCCCACCCTTGAAAAGGAGGAAAAATGGCAGATTCAGTTTCAGCGGTCACACAATTTGATGGTGACAAAAAACTAATCACAACTTACACAAATATCTCTGATAATAGTGGAGGTACAACTACTATTGTAGATGTTTCAGGGTTAAACACAAATCCAGTCGGATCTTCTTGTTCCAGGGTTAGATTGAATAAAGTATGGTTTAATGTTTCAGTAACAGCACCAGTTGATGCTGTAAGATTATATTGGGATGCAGATACCGACGTTCAATTTTTAACACTTAATGGCGATGGACATTTTGACTTTAGTAGTATTGGTGGAATAAAAAATACTGAAGCAACAGGAGTAACAGGGGATGTTAAATTAACGTTGCCTGCTGTTAGTGCTGGGGACACGGCTAGTGTACACTGCGAGTGGATTAAAGTTTATAGTTAGGAGGTAGCATATGGCTAATACTACTTCCGGAACAGTAACGTTCGACAAGACATTCGCTGTTGATGAGATTATCGAAGAAGCTTACGAGCGAATTGGCTTGCAATCTGTTTCGGGATATCAATTAAAAACAGCAAGACGTTCTTTAAATATATTATTTCAAGAATGGGGCAATAGAGGTTTGCACTATTGGGAAGTAGGCGATACCAATATTGACTTAATCGAAGGTCAAGCAGAATATACTTTCTATAGAGCTACAGGAGATGGAACTTCTTCTGTGACTGTTGGTGGAACAACAGGAACTTCAACGTATGGTATTGCCGACGTTTTAGAAGCTACGCTTAGAACTGATAGAACTGCTACAGACCAAGCTGATTCTACACTTACAAAAACAGATCGATCAACCTATTCAGGTTTAGCTAATAAATTATCAAAAGGAACTCCTTCTCGATATTTTGTTCAAAGACTTATTGATAAAACTACTATAACTGTTTATCCAACGGCAGATTCTTCTAATGCCTCAAAAGATATGCATATTTATTTTGTCAAAAGAATTCAAGATGCTGATGGAACTTACACCGATGCAACCGATGTACCTTATCGTTTTGTCCCTTGTATGGCATCAGGACTAGCATTTTATTTAGCACAAAAATATGCACCCCAAAGAGTGCAAGAATTAAAATTATTATACGAAGACGAATTAAAACGGGCTTTGGCAGAAGATGGATCTGCTACAAGTACTTATATAACTCCGGAGTCTTATTACCCGAGTGGATAACTATGGCATTTGCAAAAGGAAAATACGCTAAAGCGATCTCAGATAGAAGTGGAATGGAATTTCCCTATAATGAAATGGTTAGAGAATGGAATGGTTCTTTCGTTCATAAATCTGAACATGAACCAAGACATCCTCAAGATGAAGCAAAACATTATAGTATAGAAGGACATGGATTAAGAAATGCAAGACCTGCAAGAGAAGAAAATGAAGTGTCTAGAATGTTAGATCCTAATCCTTTTGAAACGATTGCTGCAAGTTCAGGAATCATAAATGTTTATGAAAAAAGTCATGAAAGATCTACAGGTAATACTGTAAGATTCAGAGGACCAATTTGGACAAGTTCGGATTCTGATGATTATCAAGACCCAAAAGATTTTGATGGAATATCTGGGTCCAATGTTGCTTATTCTTCTGGTTATTCAATTACAGTTGGCAAAAGAGATTCAAGCGGAGATATTACAAATACCAATGACTACTACCACTTTACTGTGAATACAAACACTGCTACAAGTGGAGGAGTCTCAGGAGGGGGCAATAGTTGCTCGGCTGGTCCAGCAACTATAACAGCATAATATGGCAGGATTTACATACTCAACACTTACAACGGCAATTCAGAATTATACGGAAGTAGGAACATCAGTATTGTCTAGTACCATTACTGATCAATTTATTGACAACTCTGAACTTAGAATTCAAAGAGAAGTTCCTATTGATGCCGATCGAAAAGAAATGATTGGCAATTTAGTTGCTTCGAAAGATAATGTGTATGTTCCAGCGGGAACCTTATTTGTAAGAGGCATTCAAGTTTATACTTCAACAACTGCGGCAACAGGAGCGAATGGCTGGTTAATTAAGAAAGATATTAGCTATTTGAGAGAATATGATGCAGCTGAAACCACAACTGGAACACCAAAATATTATGCAATGTCAGGAGGAGCAACAGGAGCTGGAGCAACTTCTTCAGGGCGAATGACAATTGTTCCAACACCGAGTTCAGGTTTTATGTATAAATTACACTATAATGCAAGACCTTTAGGATTGAGTTCAGCAAATACGACAACTTATTTAAGTCTTAACTTTGGCAATGGACTTTTATATGCATGCTTGGTAGAAGCCTTTAGTTATTTAAAAGGTCCACAGGATATGCTACAATTATACGAACAAAAGTATCAAACAGAAGTACAAAAGTTTGGTTCGGAACAATTAGGTCGAAGAAGACGAGACGATTATACGGATGGAGAACCTCGTATACCCGTTCCGGCTCAGACACCGTAAGGAATTAAAATATGGCAACATTAACAACTAAAGTAATAGAAGAAATCACATTAAACAATAATAGCTACAATAGTGAAAGGTCATTAGACATTTCTAGTGTTAATGAAATTGTTAAAAGAATTGTTACAATTTCAACAACAGAAACTGGGTTGTTAGGGTTTGCTACAGCTTCTTCAACCGATTTATCAAAAAGTTATCTAGCAGGTCAGTTTGACGAAGACGATGTTAGATACATTAGAATTACAAATTTAGATTCAAGCAACCATCTTACATTAATTTTTAGAGATGAAGATAGTACAGAGTTTGCAATCAAAGTTGATGCAGGTCACTCGTTCATTTATCCAGGTGATAATAGTGGTGGTGTTATAGATACCATGCATGCAGCTGGTTCTGCAATTACTGTATCTTTAAATGATTTAGTAGATATTACAGCACAGGCAGATACATCTTCTGTAGATGTAGAGGTATTTGTAGGAAGCGCATAGGAGGAATATGGCATCAAGTTATACAGGTCTTGGTACAGAGTTAATGACAACCGGCGAAAATGCCGGAACATGGGGTACAACTTCCAATACCAATTTACAAATTATAGAACAAATCTCTGGTGGTTATACTGCTCAATCCATAGCGGGTTCAGCTCAGACAACAACACTATCCGTTTCTGACGGATCAACTGGTGCGGTTCTTGCACACAGAGTTATAGAATTTACAGGAACCATTACTGGAAACCAAGTTGTAACCATTCCTTTAGATGTTCAACAAGTATATGTTGTTAAAAATGGCACATCAGGTGCTTACACCGTTCAGTTTAAATATGTTTCTGGATCAGGATCCAGTGTTACTTTTGCAGCTACGGATAAAGGAACTAAACTTCTTTACGCTGCGGCTGATCATGCTTCTAATCCAAATATCGTTGACACAGGTCTTGGTTCTACGGGAGCTTATGATTTAGATGGAAATGAATTAACGCTCGATGCGGATTCCGATACAAGTATTACCGCAAGTACGGATGATCAAATAGATATTGAAATTGCAGGTGCTGATGATTTTACATTTACTGCGAATGCTTTCAATGTATTAACAGGATCTCATGCAACATTTGCTGATAGTGCTAATGCCAAGTTTGGTACTGGCAATGATATGTTATTATATCACGATGGATCAAATTCTTATATTACGAATGCGCAAGGCGCTTTAAAAGTAGCAACTGAAACTTCAGGCATTGCAATTACATTAGGACACTCAACTTCAGAAGTTACAGTCGCAGACAATCTTACAGTCACAGGAACTTTAACAGGTACACTAGCAACAGCTGCACAAGGCAGTGTCACAAGCTTAGGTACTTTAACAGCTCTTACTGTAGATGATGTTGCCGTAAATGGCAAAGTTGTAACCATGACAGGTTCAGCTAGTGACACGGCTGTATTAACAGCAGGAACAAATGGAACATTAAGTATAGTAACAACTGATGCAGCAGCGGCAGCAGCTAATATTCAGATAACAGCAGATGGTACAGTAGATATTGATTCAGCAGGTGTATTAACTTTAGATTCAGGAGCAGCAATAAATATTGAACCTGCTTCTGGTTCAGCTATTTTATTAGATGGTACAATTAGTGTAGATGCAGGAGTAGTTACAGGAGCAACTTCAATTACCTCTACGGCTTTTGTAGGAGATATAACAGGAGATGTTACAGGAAACGTTTCTGGTACAGCAGCTACAGTAACAACTGCAGCTCAAACTAATATTACAAGTCTAGGTACTTTAACAACTTTAACAGTTGATAATGTTATTACTAACGGTGCAACAATCGGACATACAAGTGATACAGATTTGATTACACTTGCTGATGGTGCAGTAACAGTTGCTGGGACTATTGGTTCTGGTGCAATAACTTCAACTGGTATTGTGACAGGTACAGCTTTTACTGCTGGTAATGCTGTTCTTGCTGAGGCAGAATTAGAATTATTAGACGGATTAACAGCAGGTACAGCTATTGCTTCTAAAGTGGTTACTACGGATGCTAGTATAGATACAACAGGACAAAGAAATTTAACAATCTCTGGCGAATTAGACGCTGCAACATTAGACATTTCTAGTTCAATTGATATTGCTGGTGCTTCACAATTTAGTGGTGCAGTTACAGTTGGTGTCGATGACACAGGATTAGATGTAAAATTCTTTGGTGCTTCTGCTGGTGCCTACATGGAATGGGATGAAAGTGCAGATCAACTTAGAATTATGGGAGCATCTGCGGATGCGACTACGAGTACAGGTAAACTGCTTTTAGCAACATCTTT